CTTTGGCAAAATTTTCAGTAGTTCTTGCTGCCATTGTAACATGAGCAATTTCAATTGTAAGTGTGGCACTAGTGTCGGTTATAAATACTTCAATATTGGTATTACCAGTATGATTGGTACATTGAATAGTTTTAACTAGTGCTTTAACACCTGCAGGTACAGTATAAACAGTAGTTTGATTTGTTGTAGTTAAATCAAAAAACGTACTTTTATATGTATTGGACATTTACTTTTTATTGAAATACTTCTTAACATCCTCAACCCATTCTTCAAAGAACTTAACAGAATCAGCATATAACTTCTCAGTTGATTCTTTAACTTCTTTATAAGAAGGAATTTTAAACGGATTAAAATTAAACATAGTGTTCTCCTTATATTGTTTTGTTAATAAAATTTAATTCTTCTTGTGAATACGGAAACATAATTAACTTTTTAAAAAAATTAATTTTGTGGTTTAGCTGGAAATGCAACCGCATTAACTTGTTCAACAGTTGTTAAACCTTGCGTTAAATTTCTTAACTCAGTTCTGTAAGTCATCCATTCAGATTTTTTAACAGATGTTAACGGACTGTCTTGTAATACTGTATAATCAGAAGAAGCTAATAATGAATTACGTTTAGCTCTTAATGAAGCTAATGATCTATCAAATGCTCCTGCATTCCAAGCAATTTCTTCTGCCTGACGTTGAGCTATTTCCTCAGCACTAAGGGGAATTTGTATTCCATCTACTAGTTTATGTTCTGCCATATTATCTCCTATTTATTATTGTTAATTGAATTAGTCAAGTTATACGATACCATACATTAAAATAGTTCCATCTGCTATATTACCACTAGACATTTGAAAACGAATTGCATTTATTGCACTTGTTGTATTGGCATAACCTGCCATATAATCTACTTCGCAATATGGGTTTTGCCTTCTTTCGTTTCCTACACTCATAAAATGTTTTACATAAGTTGTACTTGCAGGATTAAATAAAGACATATATCCAACAGAACATTCTCCAGTATCGTTACCAACAGCTTCATTTAAATCTTGAAAAGATGTTGATTGTGCTAAATCATTTCCAGCATAATATCCTAAAACACCACCATCTCCAGCTTCTCCATGATATGCTGTAAAATATGTAGTAGTTTTTGTTACGTTATAATTACTTCCACCATCTGTTGATAGATTAAATTTAAAAGCACTTCCATCTGTTGCTGGTCTAATGTTAATCCAATAAAACTGATATTCTTTATAAGTAGAATCAATGCCAGTAGTAAAAGAAATAGAAGCTGAGTTACTTGCTGTCTGTGAACTTATTAATACCATGTTACCAGTAGCAACTGCAGCATTGTAAGCAGTTACATTGGCAATAGAATTGTTAGTCAATGAAGCTGGTAATAGAACACCACTTGTAGTTATGTTGTTTGCAAATGATCTTGTTATGCTACCCATTATGATTTTTTCACTCCGTATAGTTTAATTATTCCATCAAAATTTCCTGATGACATTTGGAATCTTATAGCATTTACTGCTGAGGTAGTATTACAATATCCTGCAGCATTTACTTCAAGAGATAAGTTACCAGTATTATATGTATTAATTCTACTAATAAAATGTTTAACATAAGTTGTACTAGATGGATTAAACAACTGTAATGAACCAGAAGCATCTTCATCAGCACCATTTCCTAATTCAGGTGCTATTGATTTATAAGAAGTGCTTTGTGCCAAATCATAAGTACCATTATATTGTAAAGCATTAGCTGTATCAGCTTCGTCATGATATGCTATAAAAAATGTAGAAGTTTTTGTTACGTTATAGTTAGAACCTGAATCTGTGCTTCCATTAAATTGAAAATTAGCATTATCTGTTCTTGGGTGTATATTAATAAACTTAAATTCATACATATCATAAGTAGAATCCAATCCTGTTGTAAAAGAAATTGTAGCACTATTAGAAGCTGTCTGTGTAGATAATAATACTAATGTCCCACCACCAGTTACACCTGAAAAAGAAGTTACATCAGCTACTGAAGCATTTGTAATTCCAGCAGGAAGTATAACTCCACCAGTTGTAATATTGTTTGATAAACCTCTTGTGATACTACCCATTATTTAATTCCGTATAAGTAAATAGTGCCATCAAAGTTACCTGATGACATTTTAAATTGTACTGCGTTTACTGCTGAGGTTGTATTACCATATCCTGCTGTATAAATAGTTTGTGCATAATTAACATATTGATATTGATGTATTGTAGAAATAAAATGTTTAACATAGGTTGTAGAACTTGGATTAAATAAAGACATTGAACCAGCAGAAGATTCATCTGCACCATTACCAACATCTGTTGATATATTTTGAAATGCAGTAGATTGTGCTAAATCATAACCAGTATCATAATATAAATCTGCACCTGTATCTGGTTCATCGTTGTATGGTCTAAATAAAGTAGTGGTTTTAGTAACATTATAATTTGAACCACTATCTGTACTCATATTAAATTGAAAATTAACATTATCTGTTCTTGGGTGAATTGCACTAAAAACAAATTTATATGCTTTATAAGTTGAGTCTAATCCAGTCGTAAAACTAATTGATGCTGAGTTAGAAGCAGTTTGAGAAGATATTAAAGTAATTCCATCACTAGCATTTGCAAGTACAGTTATTCCAGTAACAGAAGAATTGGCAATAGCAGATGAAGTAAATACTCCACTTGTTGTAATATTGTTTGCTGCGGCTCTAGCTATAGCACCCATTATGATAACCTTAGGTATCTTACAGTAATCTCTGCAAGGTTAGCTGGTGCAGTAGCAAAAGTTAAAGTTGTACCTGATATTGTATAGTCATCAGTTGGAACTAAAGTTAATCCATTAACAACAACTATTACATCAGCAACAGCTCTACCAGCATCTATTGTGATTGTTGTAGCTGAACCATTACCAGTAAAGTTAGCTGATGAGTAAGCACCACCTAATGCTAAATATCTATAAGTAATCTCAGCAGATGAAGCTGGAGCTGTTGTGAAAGTTAATGTAGTTCCTGATATTGTATAATCTGTTGTAGGTGTTAATTGAAATCCATTTACAAATACCAATACATCTTCAACTGTTCTACCTGAAGATATTGTAAAAGCTGTTGTAGATCCATTGCCTGTAGCTGTACCAAATGTGTATGTGTAAAGAAATGTTGGATCTTTTCCAATGTATGGCATTAAACTATTTCATCCCAAGTTAAATTAGTTTCGTTCCATTTGTATCTTTTATCATCTTGTGGATAAGCAACTGGTGCTTCCCATCTACAAGTATCTTCGTTTAATATCCAAGAATTAAAAGGTTTAGGTGGTATAAAAGCATCTCTTGTTTGATCGTATTGGAATCCTATTCCTGCAAAGTTTTTTCTAAAATTGTTATTGTATGAAGTTTGTTTCCAAACATCTCTTGTATTGTAAAGTTTATTAATAAAATCTGAACCAGCTTGTTCTGTTATTGCAATATCATTAGATACTACGATTACCTGTTCAACGATATTTCCTACTCCTAATTTTGCAAAGTGTGCCATTATGCTGTGTAACTCCCTGATGCGTTATAAACTAATATTGTATCTGAACCAGATGTTGAAACTGTTGGAGAGCCAGTTGTTGTTCCTGAATATTGAGCTGTTAATAAACGAAGTATTACAACTCCTGAACCACCTGCTCCACTATCTCCTGAAAAATAAGTAGGAGATCCAGCACCACCACCACCACTACCAGTATTTACTGTTCCAGCAGTTGCTGCTGATGTTGATCTAGCTTGTCCATTACCACCACCACCAGTTCCTCCTGATGCAGCGGTTACTCCATCAGAATTTCCTCCACCACCTCCACCTGCTCTTGTAACTGAAGAACCAGTTATAGAAGAAGCTAAACCATTTCCACCATTTCCTAATGTTGAACCAGAAGCAGTTGTACCCGCAGCAGAAGCACCTCCACCTCCTCCACCAGAATATGGTGTATCATAAGAAGTTGATGTGTTACCACCAGCAAAACCTTGATTTGCAGTTCCTGAACCTCCAGTAGCACTTCCATTAACTCTACCTGCACCACCTCCTGAACCACCATTTCTTCCTGTTTGAATACTAGCATTAACTGGATCACAAAAAGCACCTCCGCCTCCTCCACCAGAAGATGTTATTGTTGTAATTCCTGTTCCTGATATAGAAGAATCGCTACCAGAATTTCCTCTTGTGTCATCAGTAGTTTGTGATGCACCTCCAGCACCAACTGTAATTGTATAAACTGTTCCTTGTGAAAAAGTTAAACTTGTCTCACTACTTCCTCCACCACCTGAAGTTTCTGTTGAGTATGAATTTCTATATCCTCCTGCACCTCCACCTCCACCTTGATAACCCCCACTACCAGAACCACCTCCAGCTATTACTAAAAAATCTACAATTATAGGAACTGGTGATAAAGCATCTGTTCCTTCTTGAATTCCTGATACTGCTAACCAACCTTGTGTTGAATCTATATATATTAAAGTTACACCTTCTCTATCTCCTGTTAATTGTAAATTACTTGTTCCGCCTTCTATTTTGTTTCCATTAGGATTAATTGTAATTGCATTTGTATCTGCTGTTCCTGCGTAATCTAATAATATAATTGTATCTCCAACAGATGCAGAAGCAGGAAGTGTTACTGTGAATGCAGCTGAAGTTGTATTACAAGGATAACCTCTACCAGCAACAGCAGTAAATCCAGTTGTCTGAACTGATTGCCAAGTAATTAATCCTGATATTCCAGATGCTAAATCTGCAGCACTAATAATACCATTAGGTATATCGTCTGATGTTAAAGGTGCATTGGTAGGTTTTCTTCCGACAAATCCCATATTTTTATTTCCTATGAACTAATATCGTCAACTGTTGATACCCAAATATCTAATGATGAAGCTGCACTTGATACAACTTTTAAAGCATCACCAGATTGAACAACAAATTTAGCTCCACCATCAAGAACTTGTAAAGCAGAACCTGCTGGGATTGGAGCATCTTTGACTAAATAAATATCGTTTGTGCCATCGTTAATATAAACTGATGCAGTAACTGCAGATGCTGTAACATTCGCTACAGATATTCCCACAACTGTATCATAACTATTTGCTGTAAATAATGTTGCTGCTGATACTCCAACATCATTACTTGTAAATCTTCTAAAATTTTGTGCCATATTATTTTCCTATATTATTTGTTGTTATAAAGCAATCGCCATAGCAATCGCAAAACCTGCTCCTGCTTTG